AGTAATAGTTTATACAAGGGATGTTTGTTGTGGTGACGACCATCCCATTGTGTATTATCATATACCCACAGAGAGCAACGAAGCAACCTGTGGGTATTGCAATAAGACCTGGGTATATGTTGAAGCCGACCTCTAAAAAAATGGAAAATTTTCTTTCCATGGTCTATACGTCTTTCGGAGTATTGGCTGTAAGTTTAGTGATATGTGGGGGTGCTTACGGTATCGTGAATTTATTTTTATAAATACTAGTATGAAAAGTTTTAAAGAAGTAGAACGTATTGACTTGGTATGTGAAGGTATGTATCAAGACTTAGAAATTACTGAAGCCGAATATCAAGGTAAGAAGGTCAAACTGAACGACCCAATACGAGGCGGTAGTAAGAAGTTCTATGTTTATGTCAAAGATGGAGACAAAGTCAAAAAAGTTTCTTTCGGTGACACAACTGGTTTATCAATTAAGCGTGATGATCCTGCTAGACGTAAATCGTTTCGTGCAAGACATAACTGTGATAATCCAGGACCAAAAACAAAGGCAAGATATTGGTCTTGTTATCAATGGCGAGCGGGCGCTAAGGTCAATAACTAATAAATATAGTATGTGAAGTTTGAGATATCAAATTAACCTCTTATCATAAAATTTTGCAAAATTCATAAGGAGACAAAATGAAAACAAAAATAGTAGCACTATTGGGTGCGTTGCTGTTTGGTACATCCGTGTTTGCGGCTGAGATAACACCTTACGGCACTTTCAACTATAAGTATTCGCATGATGAAAATTCATCAGGTAAAGCATATAGTAAGTTGGAAGACAATGGTTCAAAAATAGGAATTGATGTAGATGATATTGGTGTCGAAGGTCAGACAATTATCGGGTTTGCTAAACTTGAAGTTGGTGTTGATACAGATGACAGCGGTTCAGATACATTTGATTCAAGACTTGCATACGTTGGTTTATCTGCTAACGGTATTGGTGACGTTTCAGTAGGTCGTCAATCACATCCATTTACTGATAACATTGGTGGTAAAACTGCTGTGTTTAATGTGTATGGTTCAAAAGCAGATTGGAACTATGCTTCTCGTTCATCAAACAGTATTGCTTATTCTAACGACTTAGGCATTCTTTCAGTAGATAGTCTTGGTATCGTAGATGGTTCAAGTAGCAATACAGACGCTTTTGATGAGTTCGAAGTAACAGTATCAACAAATCTTTTCGATAGTGACATTTCAGTAGGTTATGCTGATGATGTCAATAACGATATTTCATATTGGGGTGCTGCCGCTTCTACAAGTCTAGGACCAATCACACTTGGTTCATCATATACAATTTATGACGCCGCAACAGATAAATCTGGACTTGAATTAGTTGCAGGTTATTCACTATCTATTGCTAACGTTGATGTTGGGTATGCAGATAAAGAAGGTACAGGCGTGTATTACACAGCAGGTGTTTCAAAAGGTATAGGGGATCATTTATCTCTCTATGCTGAAGGTGAAATGGCTGACTTAGATACAGGTACTGATACGACTTCTTATTCTATCGGAACTAAATTTACATTCTAGGGCATTTCCAGCCCAAGGAAGGGACCTTCGGGTCCCTTTTTTTTGGCCTGTTTATTAGTATTATTTTTTTACTTTATAAATGGTTGGAAATTTTCCGTCAGTTTTGTATGAGTTATACGCCCAATACCAATCTTTCCCATATTCGCTCTTGCAGAATGATTTGAGACCAGAATCAATATCATGAGGCTCATTGACAAATAGGTTGCCAATACTGAGGAAAAAGTCCTGTGCCTTGTTTGTAAGGTTGTACATTTTCTTTTTCCTTTCATTTTCAATAATATATAGAAACCTTTGTTATCGGTTTGTCGTATAAAGATAGCAACACTTCTATGCATTTTTGATATAGTGTCTATATCAGCCCTTACATACTACATCTATAAATCCTTGGTCTTATAAGTATCTGTGTACGTCCCTCAGAAAACCAGCTAAGCTAGCTCCAGAAGCGTATGAATAAACAACAAAGAACATGGATAGTATTATCCAAAATGAAACCAAATAGAATAGTTAAAGTTGATAACTATGAATACGAAAGTCTAGCAGAAGATATAATTAACGATAAGATTTCCTTTACCTCTCTCATAGAAATATTTAATGATAAGATATACTGGAAATGGTTCTCACAAAAGCATATATAGTATAGTAATTAATTCCCAACAGCAACTGGCAGGTGAGGCCAGAAAGGAGAACATATGCTAAAGCGTTTAATTACTCTATTATTGGGTGTAGTCCCTCTAGTAGTTTTATCAATATCAACTACACAAGCAAAATCCCCTAAAATCGGTTTCATTTACATAGGTCCCCCAGGCGACCATGGATGGACTTATATGCATGACCAAGGTCGTCAAGACATTGAGATTGAATTAGGGTTCAAGACTACCTACATTGAGAACGTACCAGAAAATGCAGACGCCGTTCGAGCAATTCGTAAACTTGCTTCCTCTGGACACGACTTAATTTTTACTACAAGCTTTAACTACATGGATCAAACATTAGAAGTTGCGAAAGAATTTCCTGATGTAAAGTTTGAACACGCTACAGGTTATAAAAGAACAGATAACGTAGCAACATATTCATCTAGGTTCTATGAAGGTAGAACAATTGCAGGTCATATCGCAGGTAAAGAAAGTAAAACTGGCGTTGTAGGATACATCGCTTCTTTTCCAATACCTGAAGTTGTAAGAGGTATCAATGCATTTTATTTGGCAGCGTCAAAAGTCAATCCAGATATTAAGTTAAAAATTATTTGGGCATATACTTGGTATGATCCAGGTAAAGAAGCAGACGCCGCACAAACTTTAATTAATCAAGGTGCAGACATTATTGTCCAACATACAGACACCTATGCTCCTTGTCAAGTCGCACAAAAGAATGGTGTTAAGGCATTTGGTCAAGCGTCAAATCAATATGACTTTTGTCCTGACGCACACTTAACTGCCATCATTGATGAATGGGGACCTTACTACGTTGAGAGAGCAAAAGCACTTGCAGACGGAACATGGGAATCTACTGATACTTGGAAAGGATTAGATAGTGGTATGGTTGAAATGGCACCGTATCGCAATATGCATCCTGATACTAAGTTCGAAGCAATTGCTTTACAAAAGGCCTTAACAAAAGGCGAAGTACATTCTTTCGAAGGACCTATTTACAATCAAGCAGGAGAGTTAATGGTACCAGAAGGTGAAGTTGCACCAGACGGTATGTTACTTGGAATGAATTGGTATGTTCAAGGTATTGACGGAGAAGTACCTCAATAATTAGTATCTTCAAAACGCATAGATACTACTAATAGTCTATGCGTTTTTGATATATCTACTTTCTCAACATAACACTATACTTTTCGTCAAATATATGTTATATATTATTGATGAAAGGAAAAATACAATGTACAATCTCACACAAAAAGCAGCGGACTTTTTTCTCAGTATTGGCAATCTGTTTGCTAACGATCCTGTTGATCCAGATGTTGGTGTTAAACAATTTTGCCAGAGCGAGTATGGTAAAGACTGGTATTGGGCGTATAACTCATACAAAACTGACGGAAGATTCCCTATTACA